GAATGAAACAGAGAGGTCGCAAATCCTCGCAGTCGTTATCGACGCTGGCCGACATTTCCGCGGTGCGGCGCCCGGATCCTCCGGCGACTCTGACGGATGAACAGGCAGACGAGTGGCGCGGGGTTGTCGATCGTTTGCCGGCGGAATGGTTTGGCCGCGAAACGCATCCGCTGCTCGAGCAATATTGCCGGCATGTGGTGCGAGCTCGGCGCCTGGCTCAATTACTGGATGCGTGCGAGTTGGCGACTGAGTTTGATATCAAAGAATACCGTGAGTTGTTAAGCGACGAAATCAAGCAGTCGACCATCATGCAGGGTCTGGCGACGCGGATGAGGATTTCGCAGGCGTCGAGTTATGACGCCTCGCGGTCGCGGCCGGTGAATGCTGCTAAGCCGTGGGACATGGCCGCTTAGGTGGCGGTGGATTGGCATTGGCTGGCGATGGGCGCCGGGTTCGCGGCGGTTACTGGCGGGTTGATTGTGAACGGGGCTTTGACGGTACGGGTTGTTACGGCCGCGGAGCAATTGGTAGACGCGGTGACGACGGACAATGGTCGGCACGGCGGGTTAATAACCCGGGAAACGATCCGGGCGGCTGACGAGTTAAGGGCTCTGCTGCTGGCCTGGCGGCGGGTGTCGCCTGGCGCTGACGGCGAGGAGCTAAGCAACATGGCACAGGAAACGACTTACACTGTCGCGCGGCGGTTTAAGGACTCGAGCGGCCGGCAGTGGGAAGAGGGCGACGCGTTCGAGGAAGCCGACGAGAAGGCGATTGCGAAGGCGCTTCGCGAGGGCAACATTCGCGAGGGCGACCAGGCGACGCAACAGCCGGCCGGCGGGCAAAAGCCTGGCCAGGGCGGCCAGGGTGGACAGCCGAAAGCTTAGCCTTGGGCGAAGAAAGGGTTAGGCCGTTTCGGGTTTTTGACGGATCCGACGTTTAGTAGATCCTCGAATATCGAGGCGGCCTGACTCTTGTTCTTGGCGTCGATCTTCTGCCAAATTTCATCGGCGAGGTTTTCGTAGAAGCGGGTGAGCTCGTCATCGGCGGAGAGGTCGAACGACTCGAGCCGATTGTTTTCGTTTAGGTTCATGCTCGAGCGGATGGCTATTGCCAGGTCGGCGCCGCGCACGGTGCAGAATTTGGCGTGACTGTTGACGGCGCGGAAGCTCTCCGGGCCAAAGCCTTTCACAAGTACTGATGCGAGCTCCGGTCGACGCGAGAACATGCTCGGGTCGAGGATGAAGCGCATTCGCTTAATCAGTTTGTCTTGCGTGAAGTCGTAAGCCTTTTGTGCGTCGTAGACTCCCATTGTCCACGTCGCAACTATAACTTCTGCCGCTCCGGTTTGCGTGAGGCAATGCCGGAGGATGTCGACGAGCGAAAATTGCCCGTTGGTGATTCCGCATATTTCGTCGCCGTCGCGGATCTGGCCGATTAGTGTTGCCGCATCGGCGAAGCCATCTTTTCGGAACAGGCGTCGTTTACTCCCGACGGCGCGGCGGAAGATGATGGGCTCGAGGGCATCCGCCGGCAGCTTGTCAAATAGCGTGGTCATGTGCGGGGCTTCCTGGCGGTGGGTTTCGGGATCTTGAAACCGAGCTCGGCGGCGGTTGCCTTGGTGAGCTCATAGGAGAGGGCAGCGCAGGCGAGCGCGATATGCCGGCGGATTGGAACGGCGCCGGCGAGCATGCGGCGTAAGCGATCCTGGGAGATATCGAGCTCGGCTGCGAATTGCTGCCGGTCCCATTCCATGCGGGCGCGGAATTGCTCGAGGGTCTTAGGGGTCATTGCACAGTTACTCCGGGTCGCGTAGGTTTCGCTTTGTTCGGCGGTTTTCTAGCCATCGTTCTCCACGGTAATGAGCCTCGGCGCCTTGGCGGCGTCGAGGCTCATTCTGTTCAGCCGGCTTGATCGGCTGGATCGGGCGGTGATACGCACCAATCAATCGCGCGTTCGAGTTCGCGGGCTGATACGGTGCCATCCTCGCGGCGCACCTTGACAACAGAGCAATCTGCCAGCGCGGCGTCGGGTAGGCCGAGCATTAAATACTTACCGGCGCCGGAGATGGTGACATTTACTCCGAGCTCGCTAGCTTGTTTGATTGCCTCCTCGAGCGGCAGGCGCGGCTTTTCAATTGGCATTGCACAGTTTCCTTTCTGCTGGTGGTTGGGGCGGCGGTTATTCGTAGATGCACTGATCGATCTTTGCATCGAAGATGCTGCGTGACACGGTGTAGCGGCCATCGCGCTCGTCGCGGACGGGCACATTATAGACGGCGGTCATATCGGATTTCTCAATCAGGATGGCGCGGAGAGTGCCGTGTGTTGTCCTCTCGAAAGCGTAGGTAAGGCCGAGCTTGTTAAGCTGGCGAACGGCGGCGACGGCGCTGATACGTTGGTCGGTCATCACAGGTTCCTTTTGGTGAGGGGTTGGTCGGGCGCCTGGTGGCGCCCGGTTGGATCAGTCGGCCGACACGACGTCGCCGGTTTCGTAGTAGCGATGGAGTCTGCTGCTCATGGCGATGCGCTTTGCCTCTGCCACAGTGTCGGCCTCGACGTATTGCTCACAGACAACCGCGCCGGTGCGGCGGTCGACGATGTTGACGAAATAGGAGTTCATCACAGGTTCCTTTTGGTGAGGGGGTGGTCGGGCGCCTGGTGGCGCCCGGGGGGTTAGGAGAGCTCGATCTCGATTTCGTTGCGGTTGGCGTAGTCGACGAATTTCGCCAGGCGGCCGGCCTCGATTGCGAGTGTGGTAAAGCCGCTGCCGGTGCGGAGCTCGGTCATCAGGTGGCGATGCTTCTCGAGGAAACGAAAAGTCGCGTCGTGGCCGCCGGGAATGCCGGTTCCGTAATTGGTTAGCAGATACCAGTCGCAGCTTGCCGTTGCCTTGATCCGTCCGTGGGCCATTTGGGCTCCTTTGGGCTGGCGGCAGGATTGCCGCTGTTCAATGAAAATACCCTAATACGCGTTTGCGTATCGGTCAACAGAAATACGCGTTTGCGTATCGGCGAGCGGTCACGTCTTTGTGAGCTCGGAGGTTAGGGCAATGACACTTGGTTTAGCATACTGGATCTTGATGCTAATCTGGCTCGTGCTCGGCTTGTATGTTGGTTACATCGGTGCCAGTCATTACGTGCTAGGTGGCAATATCCTGTTGTTCATCCTGCTGTTGCTTCTCGGCTGGCAAGTGTTTGGCGCTCCGCTGCGGGGGTGACGCGGCGGAGCTCGCCTTCGCCTAGGTGAAGAGGGCGTAATAAGTTAGCAGCTTGCGCTTGGCGGTGGCGCGGGGCTCGGCGTCTTCGATCGCGTCGGCCTCGGTCCAGGCGATGTGAAACATCTCGCGGAGCAAGGCGCTCGAGTCGCCGCGGCCGATGTGCCTGGTGGCGCCTCCGGCCTCGAGCCGGAAGCCGGCTCCGCCGTTGATTTCGACGAGGCGAAAGCCGCCGTCGTGAAACAGGGTCTTCGTGGTCACGGCACAGGTTCCTTTGGTTAAGAGAGCTCGAGCTCGCGCATGGCGGCCTCGGCCTCGGCGCGGGTGGAGTAAGCGCGGTCCAAGCCTGACCGCCATAGTTTCAGGCTGGCGTCGGCTATTTGCTGGCCGGTGCCGTGCGGGGCGACGATGTGCCAAAGGTAGTCGGTCGTCTGGATTACTCGATACATCACAGGTTTTCCTCGGTGTTAGATTTCGCGGGGCAGTCCGTGGGACTGGCGGAGGGCGCGCATGCGCGGCTCGGCAAGCTGGCGGGCCAGGTGGTCGCGGCGGGCTTGGATGGTGGCAGAGGCGGCGGCGATTGCCTCGGCGCGGGTGACAAACGCCAGGGCGAGTAACTGCTCGGTGTGGCGCCCGTGGTCGACGATCGGCACATAGGGCCAGGCGGGGTTGCGGCCGCGCTTGACGGCGGTCGGCTTGCCGAAGTCGGCGGCGGCGACGATGGCGGCGATTTGCTCGGTGAGGGTCATCGATCGGACTCCAGGTCAACGAAACGACGATACGCAAACACGCATCGGAAGTCAATCGCAAATGCGCAAACGCGTATCGAAAAACGGAGAGAAATCACGCGCCGATCTGGTGATTGAGTTCATCGAAGGGCATATGAAAATTCCGGAAGGCCGCGACGTCGGCAAGCCGGTTGTGCTGCGCGAATGGCAAAAGGAAAACATCCGGCGGATTTATAACAACCCGCACGGGACGCGGCGCGCGATAGTCTCTTTTGGAAGGAAAAACGCTAAGACGACGTTGGCGGCGTTCCTTCTCTTGGTGCATCTCTGCGGGCCGGAGCGGAAGCTTAATTCGCAATTGAACTCGGCGGCTCAGTCGCGCGACCAGGCGGCGATTTTGTTTGCGCTCGCGGCGAAGATTGTTCGCCTGTCGCCGACATTGAACAGCGTCATTACGATCCGCGACACGGTGAAGGAAATCTTCTGTCCGGAGCTCGGCACTCTCTACAAGGCATTGTCGGCGGAAGCGTCGACGGCGTTCGGTCTGTCGCCGGTGTTTATTGTTCACGACGAGCTCGGCCAGGTGCAGGGGCCGCGCTCGGCGCTGTATGAAGCATTAGAGACGGCGGTCGGCGCGCACGAGGCGCCGCTGTCCCTGGTCATCAGTACTCAGGCGCCGACGGATAACGATCTGTTGTCGATCCTTATCGATGACGCGCGGGCGAATAACGATCCGCGGGTGATCTTGTCGCTGTATAGCGCCGGTGACGAGCTCGACGCGTTTTCGGAAGAGGCAATCCGGGCGGCGAATCCCGCCTATGGCGATTTTCTGAATGCCCGGGAAGTGCTGGCGATGGCGGCGGACGCTAAGCGCATGCCATCGCGGGAAAGCGAATATCGCAATCTCGTACTCAATCAGCGGGTCGAGGTAGCGTCGCCGTTCATCAGCCGCTCGGCCTGGAACGATTGCCGCGGCGAGGTGCTCGATAGCTTCGCTGGCCTGCCGGTGTATGGCGGCCTTGATCTGTCGGCAACGGCGGATCTGACGGCGCTTGTATTGATTGCGCCGCAGGATGGTAAGTTTCACGTGAAACCTACTTTCTGGTTGCCGGGCGAGGGATTGCGGGAAAAGGCGCAAGCCGATCGGGTGCCTTACGATGTGTGGCATCGTGACGGGCTGCTCGAGACGACGCCAGGTCGTGCGGTCGAATATGAGTACGTCGCCAACTATCTCCGCGGTCTGTTCGAGCGACTCGACATTCGCGAGATTGGGTTTGACGCCTGGGGCTGGGTTCACTTCAAGCCGTGGCTATTGAAGGCGGGCTTTACTGAAGAGGAACTCGAAACCAAGTTCCGCCAGGTGCGGCAGAATTTTAAGGAAATGTCGCCGGCGCTCCTAAGCCTCGAGGCGGCGTTGTTGCAATACCGGATCATTCACGACGGGCATCCGGTGTTGAGTATGTGCGCGGCGAATGCGGTTGTCGTCTCGGACAGTCAGAATAATCGCATGCTGACCAAGGCGAAGAGTCACGGCCGCATCGATGGCCTGGTTGCCTTGGCAATGGCGAAGCTGGTCGCCGGCACGCATGAAGAGGCGCCGGTACTCGATATCATGGCGATGGTCGCCTAACTCCCGGGGTTCCCAAAATGACGTTTTATCGCACGACGGCGGCGGCCGGCGACGGGATGGATTTTGTCATCTCCGATGGATCGCTTGATCGGCACGGGACGCGCATCAATCCGGCCGGCTGGCATCTTGACGCGTTCCGGAAAAATCCGGTTGCGCTGTTCGGCCACGATGGCGGGTTTCCGATCGGCCGTTGGCACGATGTGCGGGTTGAGGGCGAGCGGCTGATCGGGCGCCTGGCGATGGCGGCGGAAGGCACAAGCGCCCGTATCGACGAGATCCGGAAGCTGATCGAACAGGGAATCCTGCGGGCGGTGTCGGCGGGCTTTAACGTGCTCGAGTTCGGCAAGCCGGGAACGGAATTCGATTTTCAAAAGCAAGCGTTGGTCGAGGCGTCGCTGGTGGCGGTGCCTTCCAACATTAACGCGCTCGCGCAAGCGCGAGCTCTCAACGTCTCCACAGATACGCTCAAGCTGGTCTTTGGCGAGCATGCCGAAGCGGACCAGGCGCGGGCGGCGAATGGCGGGAACGCCGCGACTCCTCAGAAATCGAAAGTCCCTAAAATGGCTGAGACTCTTTCACAGCGGATTGAAGCCGCTCAGACTGATTTGAATACGGCGCGCGACGCGCTGACTGCGCATCTGGCCGACGATGCCTCGGACACGGCACAGACTGAAACGCTCTCCGGCGAAATCGAGGTTCGCGAAACGCGCCTCGTGAGCCTCAAGCGGGCGGAGAAGGCGCTTGCGATCCGTCAGCCGGATAACTCCGACACGACGGCGGAAGGCAAGCGGGCGGGGCTCCCCGCGCCGGCAATCCGCAAGCCGCTCGGCGTCAAGCTGCGCGAGCCGAAGCCGGAGGATCTCTTTATTCGCGCCGCCCACGTTGCGTTGCGCGCTTACGTGACCGGCAAGGATCCGATCGCGGTACTCGAGGAGCGTTACGGCGACCACGAAGATACGCAAATCGTCACCCGGGCGACTATGACCGGCGCCACAACTACCGTTGCCGGTTGGGCCTCGGAGCTCGTGGAAACGGCAACTGATGCGTTTCTCGAATCCATGCGGCCTATTGCGGTGTTCCCGCGCCTGGCCGCGGCCGGGACGCAACTCTCGTTCGGGCCTAATCGCGGAGCGATCCGGATCCCGTCACGGGCAGCGACGCCATCTATTACCGGGTCGTTCGTGGGCGAGGGCGCGGCTATTCCGGTGCGCAAGATCGGCCTTACCTCGATCACGCTGACGCCGCACAAGATGGGCGTTATCTCGGTATTCACCCGGGAAATCGCGCGCTACTCGAATCCGCAAATTGAGGGTCTGCTTCGCCAGGAAATCCAATTTGATACGGCGCTGACGATCGACTCGCTGTTGCTCGATGCGGTGGCGGGCTCTGCCTCAACTCGGCCGGCGGGTCTTATCAATGGTGTGGTTGGGCTGACGGCCTCGACGGTTGGCGGCTATGCGGCAATCCTGGCGGATATTCAGGCGCTTGCCGCTCCGTTCGACGCGGCTAATGCCGGCAGGAAACTCGTGCTGATGATGAATCCGCGTGAGGCTCGCCTGGTGGCTATGGCGCCCGGGCCGGATGGGACGTTCGGATGGGCGACCGGATTTATGGGGGAATTTAACGTCATCGTCAGTACGACGGTCACGGCCGGAAAGCTGGTCATGGTCGACGCGGCGGATTTCGTCTCCGTCAACGGTTCGCCTGAATTCGATGTCTCCGAGCAAACGGTCCTGCATATGGAGGACACAACTCCCGGGCTCGATATCTCGACGGCTACTCCGAGCCAATCGATGTTTCAAACGGCGAGCATTGCGCTCCGTATGCTGCTCGATATCACCTGGGCGATGCGGCGTACGGGGATGGTTACGTTTATGACCGGCGCCGATTGGGCTCCGTAATTCGTCACAAGCATTTCACTGGCGCCGGCGCCTCGAGGCGTCGGCAGAAAGCGGAGAGAATATGAGCACAGACAATCCGTCGCCGGCCTCAACGGTAATGGCGGACAAGGCGAAGGCAGACGATCGGGCCAAGGCGGACGCTGACAAGCGGCGCCAGGAGCTCGAGCTTCACCGCACGGGTCGCGCGGTGGAGGGTGAAGGGCGGACGGGCGAGCCGGCCGTACCGGATCCGACTCAAGAGGAAGCCGACAACATCAAGCTTGGCTTGCCGCCGGACGGGGTACCTCCGGATCCGCCGGTCGCACGTACGCGCGACGCGCGGCCGCAAGCCAATCAGGCGGCCCCCTATAAGACGCGCTGATGTCTAATTGGTTGACGCGCGTTTTTCGTCCCTCTGCGGTTAGCGCCGCAGAGGGCGAGCCTCGGCCGGGGCCATACTTTCTCAGTGAGGGATGGTTGCCGGCCGGGTCGCCTTGGAATTTCTGGCAGACCGGCGCCAACGTCCTGCCTTATGGCGAAGCCTCGGCAATGGTCGAGGCGTGCGTTGCGGCCTATGCGCAAACGCTTGCCATGTGTCCAGGCGACCATTGGCGCTCGTTGGGCAATGGCGGGCGCGAGCGGGTCACGAGCTCGGCGCTGACGCGCATTCTGCGGCGGCCGAATGACTATCAAACGATATCCGATTTCTTAATGAACTTGACGCGGCGCCTGTATGCCAGGGGCGAGGCGTTCGCCTTGGCGGTGCGCAACGATCGCGGCGAAATTGCCGAATTGCATTGGCTGCGTGATGGCGTGGCGGAAATCGCCGAAGATGGTTCGATCTTCTATTCGTTGCGCGGCAACGAGGTTGTCGATCAACGCTTCGATCTGTCGGCGCCGATACCGGCGCGCGACGTGCTGCATGTGCGGTTGCACACTCCGCGCCATCCTTTGAAAGGCGTCTCTCCGATTCTGGCAACGGCGCTCGATCTGGCGATGAACGGCGCGGCGCTGAATCAGCAAATCGCGTTCTATCTCAATCAGGCGCGGCCGTCGTTCATGCTCGAGACGGTCGAGAAATTGACGGCCTCACAGACTGTCGAGCTCCGCAATCGGTGGAATGAGCAAACGCAAGGGTTAAACGCCGGCGGGACGCCAATCCTCACCTGGGGTTTGAAGGCGCGTGAAGTCTCTAAGACGGCGAGTGACGGGCAACTCGCGGAAATGATGAAGATGAGCGACGCGAATGTCGCGCTCGCCTTTCGTCTGCCGTTGCAAATCCTCGGGGTCGGGGGAACGCCTTTCGCGTCGACCGAGCTCCTTATGCAAAGCTGGATTGCCAGCGGGCTCGGGTTTGCGCTCAACCATGTCGAAGAGGCATTCGGGCAGTTGTTCAAGCTCCGCGGTTGGCCTGACGAATATTTAGAATTGAATACCGCGGCGCTTCTCCGCTCGGCACATCGCGAGCGGATCGAGGCTCTAGCGCGCGGTGTCATCTCCGGCATTTTCTCGCCGGATGAGGCGCGGGCGAGCGAGGATCTGCCGGCGGTCGAGGGCGGACACGGGGCAATGCCTCGAGTCCAGCAACAGGTCGTGCCGCTGTCCTTTGGTACAGAGCTAAAGCCTCCGAGTGCGACACCAAAGCCGCCGGCGGTGGCGGCCGGAAAGCCGCCGGCCGACGAAAGCGACGCGCCGGAAGGCGACGACGAGGGCGGGGCCGATGGGCGAGAATTTGCAGATCAAATCTTCCGGCGCCTCGAGGCTCATGGATCCCTACACTGACGCGCTCGAGCGGGCGCTCGGTCGCGTCATTGCCAGGGCAAACGACGAGCTCCGGCTAATCCGCGAGCGATCCGAAGCGATCACGGCAACGGCGGCCGCCAAAGTGGCGGAAGCTGACATGCGTATGATGGCGCTCGAGCATGATCTGGCCGAGCGACTCCGCATGCTGGCGGAATTAAAAGACGGCAAGGATGGCGTCGACGGAGCTCCCGGGGTGCCTGGCGAGCGCGGCGCCGACGGGGCGCCGGGCCGCGATGGCCGCGACGGGGCGCCTGGCGCCGACGGCGTTCCCGGCTGCGACGGCGTTGATGGGGTAGGGGAGCGCGGCCCGCGCGGCCTCGACGGGCTGCTGACAATGGCGATGCCGTGGGCCGACGGCGTGCATTATCGCGGCGCGGTGGTCATGCACGACGGGTCCACCTGGCAGGCGCGTGAGGATACCGGGCGCGAGCCTCCTCACGACGACTGGCAATGCCTGGCGCGGGGCGGCCAGGATGGCGCCGACGGGCGCTCGTTCACAGTCCGCGGCACATGGTCGGATGACATAAGCTATCGGGCGCTTGACGTGGTGGCGCTCGGCGGGGCGTCGTTCGCGGCCAGGCGGGATAATCCCGGGGAGTGTCCGGGCGACGATTGGCAATTGATCGCTGCGCAAGGCAAGCGAGGGAATCCCGGGCAGTCGGGGGTTGGCGTGCGGGGTGAGCGCGGGTTGCCCGGGCCGGTGCCGGTGGAGCTGCGGGTTGACGACGAGGGGTTGTTGACGCTGGTCAATAGCGACGGGACGGTGATCGCGTGCGATCTTTATCCCGTGCTCGCAAAGCTGGCCTGAGGGGGCGAGGCAATGCCAGGTCCGCGCGGGTCTGTCCGCATTTTCCCGCGTTTTGGGCGGGCGCTTGTTGAGGTTCCGCCGGAGCCGATCACTGTCACCATGACGGCGCCGGCCGATGCGTCGACGGTGAGCGGGGCCGCGGTCACGGTATCGGCGTCGACGACGGGGCCGGTGGTCGGGGTCCAGTTCAAGCTGGATGGGGTCAACCTTGGCGCCGAAGATATTGGCGCGCCATACTCGATCACTTGGAGCACGGTCGGCGTTGCGGCCGGCGTTCATTCGCTCTCCGCGGTTGCCAGGCGGGCCGACGGCGTGACGGCAACGGCGACGGCTGTTAGTGCGACGGTGGCGCAAGGCGGCGGCGTCATCCTGATTGGGGAGACGGACGGGCTCGGGATCGATTATCTGCATGCGGTCGCCGGCGAGCGGGTCGCCAAAAAGAGCGGCGGGGTTATTACCTATTCCAATTTGCAGGCGTTCTACACAAACGCTGCAACGGCCTCGCCGAAACTGACCTTTGACGTCAACGGCAATTTCGTTTGGTCGCCGCACAATTTCTTTTTGAACTCGGCGACACCGGCAACGCAGTCGGTCACGACGATCGTTGGTTATCAGTATACGGTCACGGTGGTCGGCTCCGGCTCGATGACCGGCTCGGCCGGCGCCAGCGGCGTCGCCACGGCTGGCGCGCCGCTGACATATACGGCGACCACGACGACGAGCACTTTCACGCTCGCCGGGTCACTGTCGCAGATCCAGATGAATCGCGGCACGGTGGCGACGGAATACCTGGCGACGACGGCTGCGATGCGGATCGGCGTCGCGGTCGACTATCATCCGACGACGCACGCGCCGCTTGGCATGCTCGGCGAGGCAGCGGTCACGCCTCTCCTGCTGAATAACGCGACGCTCGCGACGCAATCGGCAACGGTTACAGCGGTAGCTCACACTCTCTCGTTTTGGGGAACGGGGACGGTCACGCTTTCCGGCACGTCGACGGCGGGTCCATTGGTCGGCACGGGCGCCGCTAATCGGGTGTCGCTGACATTCACGCCGACTGCCGGATCGTTGACGCTAACAGTGACGGGCACGGTGACGAATGCGCAACTCGAAATCGGCACGGTGCCAACGTCTTTCGTCCCGGTGTTTGGGGTGGCGGTCACGCGGGCGGTCGATGATATCCGGGTAACGCCGGTGAGCTCGTTCGGGTGGAGCGCGGCGGGTGCTAATTCGGTTGTCATGTGGGCGGCGCCGAATTTGTTGAATACCGTCTACATGGCATTGCACGACAATACGGATAACGAGCGGCATCTGTTCGACACCTCGGCCGGGACCAAGGTCGCGCGGGTCGTTGTGACGGATGCCACGGTGTCACAGGCGGATCTCTCTCCGGCGGCCGGGGTTCCGGTTGTCGGCACTCTCTACAAGGTCGCGGCGGCGCTCGCGGCGGGTGATTTTGCCGCCAGTATCAACGGCGCGGCGGTGCTGACGGACGCGGCCGGCACTTTGCCCACAGTAACCATTATGAGCGTCTGCGGCGGGCGCACGGGCGGGCGCAACGTCTATTTCCGCAAGCATAAGATTGTGCCGCGGCGGATGACTAATGCCGAGCTCGTGACGGAAGCGACATGACTGACATTGTGCGGTCGCGGCCGGCCAATCTGCAATCGGAAACGCGGCCGGCGAATGTGCAGAACTATCGCGGGCCGCGGCCTCCGGCTGCGAGCGTAGTGACGGAAACGGTGTTGTTGCTGGTGAGTGATTTCGCGGTGCGCGACGCGAGCGACGCACAGGATCTTCAATACAAGGGAACGACGGGGACGCTTACGCCATGACTGCGATCTGCAACGTCAATGGCTACATCCCGTCGCTGGTGGCGGTGACTCCGGCGCCGCCTGTCGTCACCTGGGGCGAGGTCGCGCGGCACTTAAGGATTGAGGACGAATCCGAGCGGGCCTTGGTCGAAAGCTATGTTGAGGCGGCGACACTCCACCTTGACGCCGAGTACGGGATCCTTGCCGGGTTCACTCTCGGCGCTCAAACCTGGGAGCTCTATCTCGATGCCTTTCCGAGCGGGGCAATCCTCATTCCGCTGTCGCCGCTGATTGAGGTTTTGAGCGTCGGCTATGTCGACGAGGATGGATTCGGGCAAGCGGTCGACGCGCTCAACTATGTCGTCGACAATAAGGGCCGGGATGGTTGGGTAGTGCCAATCGAGGGGTTTAGCTGGCCGTCGACGTTTGCCGGGATTAACGCGGTGACGGTCACTTTCATTGCCGGCAATGTGACGGTTCCGGCGCCGCTTAAACAAGCGGTGCTGTTGTTGACGGGGCATCTCTACGAAAACCGGGAGACGGTAACGCCGCTCACCATGAACGAGATTCCAATCGGCGTTTACAATCTGGTCGCGCCTTATCGGCGCATCTATCTTTAGAGGGGTTCACCATGACTGATATCGTCATAACGCCGGCGAGCGTTGTTCCTGACTCCAATGCGGTCATTGAGACGGGATGGGCCGGCGCGGCAATCGCGGCCGGCCAGGTGGTCTATCGCGCCGATAGCGTCGATGGGCGCTACAATCTCGCGGATAGCAACGTTGACACGCCGGCCGAAATCCATACTCCGCGCGGGATTGCATTGAATAATGCCGCGGCCGGTCAGCCGTTGACCGTCATCAAAAGCGGGTCGGTGACGATCGGCGGGACGCTGGTCGCGAACACGGCCTATTATCTTTCCGATACGCCAGGCGGCATAGCGCCGGTAGCGGATGTCGGGACACAGGAATATCCGACGGTGCTTGGAATGAGCACGTCAACGACTGTTCTGCGCGTTGACATCCAGACCTCGGGCGGGGAATTGCCGTAGCCATGCAAGCCGGCCGGCTGCGCAATCGCGTGATCTTCCAGAAGGCGACGCCAACGTCTGACGATGGCGGCGGGTTCGCCGTTACCTGGGGCGAGGACGTGCAGCGATGGGCCGAGTTCCTAGTCGAACGCGGCTCCGAGCGGATCGAGGCGGGGCGCATATCGGCGGAAATGTCGGGTATCCTGCGGCTGCGCGAGGATGAGGTCACAGCGTCGATAACGCCGCAATATCGGGCTGTGATCGACGGGGAGATGTGGAACATCCGGTCAGTCTCCAACGAAGATCGGCGACACCGCATGCTGACGATGGTTGTCGAGCGCGGACCGGCAACGTGAGCGTGGAATCGGTATCACAGGCGCTGTTTATCCTCTTCCTCGCCGGCATGGTGGTGGCGTTTATATGGATGATATGGCGCGGGTGACGGCAATGCTCGGACTGCTGATCCTGGGCGGTTGCACGGCACGCCATGAGTGGGAGGTGTCGATCCTTCAACAGCCAGCGCCGCAAGTCGTCTATGTGCCGGGTCCGCCGGTGCGGCGATGAGTGTCAATGTGCGGGTGTTGAACAGGGAGAAGCTCGCGGCGAAGCTCAAGCGTCTGGCGCCGGAAGTGCAACGGGCGCTCGGCGAGGCTAATGAGCGGGCGGCAACGGAGATGGTTGCCAGCGCGCGGAATCTGGCGCCGGTCGGCCTGACCGGGAATCTGGTCGCTTCGATCCGCGCCGAGTTCGTGGGCCGGGAGACAGGCGCGGTTAGGGTGAGCGCGGGCGGGGCAACGACGACAAAGCACGCTCGCGGCGGCCAGGGCAGTTATGATTATGCGTTAGGGGTCGAGTTCGGCACGAGCGACACGACGGCTGTTCCGTTCTTTTTCCCGGCGTTTCGGTTGGTAAAAAGGCGGCATCGGGGGCGCACGACACGCGCAATCAATCAGGCTCATAAGCGGGTGGCTAGTAAGTGAATGGCAATCGGCTCCTGGGCGGTGCAAGCGGCGATATATGATTTGCTGCTGACGGCCGGCATTGTCGGCCGGCGCATCTTTGACGCGGACGCGGTGCCTCCGGATGTGGTGTTCCCCTATATCGCGATCGGGGCGACGGAAGCGATCGGCGCCGACGTGATCGGCCGCGACGGGTCGAATGAGTTTCTGCCGCTGCATATCTGGGACCGCGCAAACCGTGAGGGCGGCCAGCGCGGCGGCCGCAATGTCGGGCTGATCGGCGACGAGCTCCACAGTCTCTTGAATGCCAAGCGGCTCGAGGTTGAGGGGCGCGATTGGGCGTTCTGTATCGTGCGGGATTTCCTGCGGACTCCGGATCCGGATCCGCTGACGACGCATGCGGTGTTGACGCTGCGAGTGCAGCATTTCGGGCCGCGCTTGGTGTAGTCGCCTCTTAGTTTAGTCGGGCGGTTGGTGGGTCGGTTCGCTGTTGCGGGCCGGCCTTTTTCGTTTTGGTCGGAGGACAGGATTATGGCGCAACAGAATGCAAGGGAGCTCGTCATCAAGCGTTCGACGGTTCCTGACGGAACGGGAACGCGAGTCTTTGTCTGCGGGCTGCGTACGCGTTCATTCACGATCGCAAACGCGGACATAGATTCGACCGTCCCGAATTGTGACGACCCCTCACTGCCGATCGTTGCGACGAGTGCTCCGGGTCGGCAGACTCTCGAGTTCACGGGCGACGGCCTGGCGGACAATGACGCGGTTGGGCTCATCATCTTTGATGATGCCAGACTGCAACGGCGGGTGATCTATGAAATCATTATTCCGGGGTATGGCACGTATATCGGGCCGATGGCGATTTATGATTGGGAGTTCTCCGGCGATATGGAAGAGCCGATGGCGTTCTCTGCCACTTGGCGGCCGACGGATGCGGGCGAGCTTATTTACACGCCGGCGGCGCCATAAATGGCAGTCTCCGTCAACGAAGCGACCGGCGAGGCTACGGTTGAGCTCGACGGCATAACGTTCCGCTTGCACGGCACAATGACGCGCATCGGGGATCTCGAGCGGGCGCTTGGTGTCGACGGCCTAATCGGCGTTAACGAGAAGCTCGCCAGGAAAAGTGCCGATGTAACGCTGACCGCGCTTCGCGCGCTTTGCACCTCCGGCAATGAAGCGGAGCTAGACGGTCTGCTGTTCGGCAGAATCATCGGGCCGGCGAGCGCGGCGATCTTTGCCGCGATCTTTGCGGCATTGCCTGAGGACATAGGCAAGCCAAGGGGAAACGCGGTCGCGGCCACGAAGGGCAACGGACTCCGTGGTCGCGATACCGCGAGATTGCCTACGGCGTCTTAGGCTGGCCGCCAGGGTCGTTCGATCGCGCTACGATCCGCGATCTGATCGAGGCGCTTGACGGCTGGCGGGAGATGAACGGCTCCAAAAAGAGCGGGGCGCCGATGACGCGTGAACGGCTCGAGGAATTGAAGGCACAGTATGGCAACTGATCTCGAGCGGTTAACAGTCTTAATCGAGGCAAATACCAAGTCGTATGAACGCGCGATGACGCGTTTGCAGGCGCAAACGGAAAAGGCAATCCGCGGCGCCTCGAAGTCGATCAAGTCGCTGGATAGCAGTCTTAATGCGGCGGCGCTCGGGGCGAAGGCATTCGTTGCGGCGTTCGTTATCAAGGAAGCCTCAAAACTTCCCGGGCTCATCCGCGACGTGGTGAAGGAAGCCGCGGACCTGGGCGATTTGGCCGAGCGTATCGGCCTCACGACGGACGCGCTGCAAGAGCTCAATTTCCAGGCGCAGCAAGCGGGCTCCTCTGCCGAAGAGATGGCGGCCGGCCTGGCGCAATTTTCCAAGCGCATTGGCGAGGCGTCGCAAGGCTCCGGTGATCTTTACAAGCTGCTGACGGCAAACGGTATCAAGCTCCGCGACACGGCCGGAGAGATACGGCCTATCAACGAGCTCCTCGCCGAGTTCGCAAACCTGATTGCGGGCGCCGGCTCGGAAGCGGAAGCCGCGGCGATTGCCGTCGACGGGTTCGGTAAGGGCGGCGCCGCCCTGGCGCTCGTCTTCAAGGACGGGGCGCCGGGGATCGCGCTGGCGGCGCAACAGGCGCAAGAGCTCGGACAGATTCTCGATAAGGATCTGGCGGAAGCGGCGCGCAAGGTTGACGACGATTTCGACGCGCTGTCTGGCACAATCTCTACATTCGTCAAGAATGAGGTTCTGATTTTCGTTCGCGATCTGGTGGCGGGCTTGAACGCGCTCGCTGACGCGGCGGATTTTGTGCGCGATGCCTACACGACGAGCGGCCAGGAAGCCCGGGCCGAGCTCGAGCGGATCGAGGCAAAGATAATCGAGCTCCGCGCGCAAGTTGAAGAGAACATGCGGATCAATATTGACGACGAGTTCGCGGTTGCGCGGCTCAATGCGTTGATCCGCCAGGCGGCCGAGCTCCGGTCGCAGCTTGCGCAAGAATACGATCCGCTAACGTCGATCAAAACGCCAGGGTCGATTCCAAGCGGGCCGAAGCGGGCAACGATCATTCCGCCAAAGCTTTCCGGTGGTGGCGGCGGTGGTGGCAGGGGCGGCGGTGGAGGTCGCGACGCGGCGGCCGATGCGGCGAAACGCGAGCGGGAGGAAGTTGTTGAGCTCATCGCGGAGCTCGAGCGCGAGCGGGAGTTGATTGGCGCCACAGATACCGAGCGGCGCATATCGAACGCGCTCCGCGATGCCGGCGCTGTCGCCACGGAAGCGCAAAAGCAACAGATCATTTCGCTCATCACAGCGATTGAACAGGAAGAGGCGGCGCAAGAGCGGTTGATTGATCGGCTTGACGAGTTCCGGTCAGTCTCCGAAGGCGCGCTCGATTCCTTCGTGCAATCGGTCATTGACGGCCAGGGCGCGCTCGAGGGGTTGCGAAGCGCATTGATTGGCGTGCTCGAGCAAATCATCAAAATCGCCGAGCAACAGTTGATTCTGAAACTACTCGGCGCCGGCGGGACGACGGGCGGCGGATTCCTCGGGGATCTATTCAGCAAGGGCATAGGGTCGCTTGGCAACGCGCCGAATGTCGCGCGGGTGGGACCGGCAACGGGCGGTCAGTCGAGCTCCAACACGGTGCATATTACCGCGGACGCTTCGCCGCTGCTGCATCTGTCGATCAGGCAGAGCTCGCAGGAAGCAGAGCATCGGGCGATAGCCAGGGGGCCGGCAGTGGCACGCAATAACGCGCAACGGTTCTCGGTGCCGTAGTGGTCAACATTCCCTGGCCGGAGAAGCTGAAACCATCGGCGTTCGGTTTCTATCATATCGACGTTGACACCTCGGGCGGCGCGGCGCTCGGCGGCGGCGAGCAATTCGTAATCTCGCCGGGGCCACGATGGGGCGCGGCAATGACGCTGCCGATCTTCGACCATGACGGGGTTTTGGCGGCTCGAGCTCTGCGCTCGAAATTGAAGGGGCGGGCCAATCCGGCGCTGTTGCCGAATTTCGACGGCGCGCGGTTGTCCTGGCCGGTGGATCCGCTGACGGGTGTTGTTATCACTCCGCGAGTAGCGAAGCGGCGGGACGGGACGCTCGGCCTCGGCGGGACGTCTTACGGCGGCGTCGAGATTCCGCCTGAGGCGGAGATTGTCGCAACCATGTTTGCGCCTGGCCTGACCGGCGAAACGCAAGTGCGGATTGAGATGACGCAAGGCGGCCCTATCCGCGAGGGGCAACAATTCGGGCTGTTAGGTGAGCGGCTGTATGAGATTGCCGACATAGTGTCGGTGGCGGGGACGCTGACAATCGTCAACGTTCTGCCGCGACTACGATCCAACGTCGACGCGGGGACGGCAGTGCAATTTACGCGGCCGCTCTGTCTGATGCGGTGCGTGAATATGGATAACGAATTGCGCAAGCTGGATATGTTGCGGTTTGCGACGTTGAATCTGGAATTTGTCGAGTTCTTCTAATGGGGTTCTTTGACGCCCCACAGTCTGTCCTCGCGCAAGGGCGCTCCGTCTTTTACGGGGAGCTCTATCGGGCGGGGTTCCTGTCGGGGCCTGCGTTTTATTGGGACGGGTTCGGCAACCTGGCGGCCTATGATGAAACCTGGCTGGGGCAGGGGCAGTTCGTCCAGCGGACAGAGATTCCGTTTGGTGTCGACGACGACGCGGGGCAACTGACGCTAACGCTCTCCGGCGTCGACGACGAGGTGATTGCCCGGGTGAGGGCCGCGGAGGCGGAATTCTATGGCCGGCCTCTGCAAGTGTGGGGGCAGTTTTTCGACGAGGCTCTGGCGCTCTCCGGCGCGCGGTTTCATCTGTTTGCAGGGACGATGGATTGCCCGACATATGGCGGCACGGGGCCGGGTAGTCGGTGGGTCACGATTCCCTGCGAGGGGGAATGGAGCGATCGCAACGGCGCGGCCTTTGAGTTCTTCACCAATGCTTCGCAGCAAAAGCGATATCCGGGCGATAAGGGCTTGGAATACGTCTACCGCTACCATGCCGGCGTGCTCCGGCCGTGGCCGCATTTCGGATGATCTTGCTCGGTGCGGATCCGCTCTCCCGGTTCATCAACCGGGCCGCGGTCACGCCGTTTGCCTGGGGGCGGTTCGATTGCCTCTTATGGCTCGCCGATTGGGTCATTGAGCAGCGGGAGGTTGATCCGGCCGGGTTCCTGCGAGGGCGCTATACGACGATGCTAGGGGCCGCCAGGATCGTTCGGGACGGCGGCGGCATGGTGGAGCTCGTCGATCGGCAAACTAATCTGGCGGGGCTGCGGAGGGTCGGCACGGGGCGGCCATTGCGCGGGGATATCGCTGTTGTTTCGATGCCTGGCATTGGCGGCGAGCATTTCGGCAATGCTGCCGGCGCGATTCTGCTCGGCGGGACGGTGGTCTTGCTCTGCCAGGATGGGTTGGTAATGCCGCGGCTTGCGGATGTGCCGGTGTTGATGGCGTGGAGGGTCTGACCTTTGCCACAGGTTATACCTTTTGCGGTCGCCTATGCGGCAAGCAATGCCGCGGCGGCGATTGGCGCTTCGGTGGCGACGCAAGCGACGATCGCGGCGACGGCGGCGACGGTCGCCGCGTCAGTGCAAACGACGGCAGTCCTTATTGGCGCGTCCTATGTGCTGGCGAAGCTGACGGCGCCGCCGGTGCCAAAGCCGAGCGACGGCCAGATAGAATTGAAGCAGGCAATTCCGCCGCGGTTCTTCACCTATGGCGGGTTTCGTACGAATGGGCCAATCCTGCTGTTCGAGGTGGCGGACGCGGGCCACGATCTCTTGAAGATTGTCGGGTGGGGAACGCGGCCGATAGGGGCAATCCAGAAGTTCTACATCGACGGCCACGAGCGGGCGCTTGATGGCACGGGCGGAATTCCGGAAGAGGAATTCCGCTTCGTCGACGATGACACGCACGGCTTTTTGCACACTCACTTAGGCGCCGAAGATCAGGCGGCCGACGCGGCGCTGTTGGAATGGGTCGGGTGGTCGACCAATCATCGGCTGCGGGGGATCCCTTACGGGTTCGAGCGGCTCTACAGTCAGGATGCGGAGGATTTTCAAGAGGCGTTCCCGAACGGGCCGCCGACGATGGAAATTGTCGCCGGCGTCAATGTGTATGATCCGAGAAAGGACAGCACAAACGGCGGGACGGGCTCGCATCGGCGCGGCTATGAAAACCGGCACACATGGGAATATTCCGACAATCAACGACTGTGCGCGCTGGATTGGCTCACCTGGCGCGACGGCTACAACAAGTCGTTCGATCGGATCGATTGGCCGTCGTGGATTGAGCAAATTGCGCTCGCCGACGAAAACGTACCGCTAAAGGTCGGCGGCGGAGCGACTGAGAAGCGATATCGGATCGCGACGCGGGTCGGGTATGACGAGCCGCGATCGCGGGTGTTGCATCGGATCTTGCAAGCCGGGGATCAGCAACTCTACGTGACGCGTGACGGGCTCATAGCGTCGCGCGGCGGTAAGTGGGACGCGCCAACGGTGGGGCTCGAGGTCGAGCAATTTCCGGAAATGTCGTTCACGCACGGCGTCCCCATGATGGAGAGATGCAACGAGTTTGAATTAACGTGCATGCTGCCTGAGCGGGATTATGGGGAGTTCGAGCTCGAGCCTTGGGTGAACGCCGCGGATCCGGAGCATATTGCCGGCATCATCCGGCGTCAGCCGCTCGATCTATCAATGGTGCCGAGCAACGGCCAGGCGCGGCGCCTCGCCAAAATCTATATGTCGAAACGCAATCCGGCTTGGTCGGGCCAAGTGCGCACAAGCTTTCGCGGCCTTGACGTCTTGGGCGAGGATAAGGTTTCGCTGGCGTTCTCGGAGCTCGATCAGCCGGCGGGAACGTTCAACGGTCCATTTTGGATCAACGGCCAAATTGCTTTTCTGCCGGACAAAACCGGGCTGACAATGGCTGTCTCCGCGGCAGATCCGACGGCCTATGATTGGAATCCGGCAACGGAAGAGCTCGAGCCGCCGGAAGCGCCCGGGGTCAATGAAGACGCCGCAATTGAGCTCGCGCCGGATGTCGTCGACGAGGATGAGGTAACGGCGTTCGACGAGGATGAGTCGGTTGCGCGCGACGAGGTAGATACCTGAATGGCGAAGTTCGACGACACGCTTTGGTTTGGCACGGCGCGTTATATTGCGGCTGCGACAAGTACCGAGATTTTTGGGCCGGCGCCCGATCGGCGAATGACGGTCATCGTCTCCGGCTCCGGCATTTCGATTGACGATTTCGGGGTGGTGGAGAACGTCGCCAATCGAACCTGGCGCTTCGTTCTGTGGGGGGGCGTCAACACCATCGTTAACGGCGTTCGCAATCTTTGCTCGAGCGGCGCCGATATCGTCACGGCGCCCGGGGATCTGTCGCTAATCAACGGCGACACTGACGGCAATTGTGTGATCTTCCATTTCCGCGCGCTCGGCATGGTCGCGGACGTCTTCACGGTGGCAACGCTGCCGGCGGCGGGAACGATCGGGCGTAAGGCAATGGTTAGCGACGCGACGACGCCGGCGTTTCTCGCTGTGCTGACGGGCGGCGGTGCAGTGTTAACGCCGGTCTTCGATGACGGCACGGTGTGGAGGGCGGGCTAATGCCGGGCGAAGAATTTCCACAACATGCGCCATTCAATTTGCTGGACGTCGATATTAGCCAGGATGCGGATTGGAACGATCCGTTTCAAATCATCGAAGCAAACGACGATCCGCTGGACCTGACCGGCCTCGTTCTCGAGCTCTACATTCGCCCCAAGTTCGGGCACGATACGCTGCTAAAAAAGCTTTCGACGGTGGGCTCGGCGGGAATCATCGTCGACAATCCGGTTGAGGGAATGGCTTATTTCTTCCTCGATCGCGCGGTTGTCTTGGCCGATCTGCCGGTGGGCGAGTGGCAGCAATTTCTGGTGCTCACTGAGGGGTCGCTGCAAACCGAAATCTGGCGCGGCCAGATACGGATTCACCCTGGTCTAATCGCGGCCTAAACGGCCGCTCTCCGTTCCTGAGAGGTTGGTAATGGCGCTCACGCCTCGCCTAATCGTACGCATGCCGGCGCCGGCGCTCCGCGGCGCGGTTGAGGTCAATGTCAACGTTAACATTGTCTGGCACGATCCGGTGCGGTTCGTCGCGACAAGCGGGACGTTGGCAACGGATTTCAACACGGGCGACACCTATGACGGGCTGACGCTCGCGGCCGGCGACCATTTCCTTTATCAGCCGCTCACGGCGGGCGCCTCGGTGCCTGGCGTGACGGTCGGAATTTACGTTGTTGGCGCCGGCGCTCCAGTGCGGCGGGTGACGGAAGATGCCGGCAATGAATTTGTAACGCCGGTCGGCAATTGCGCGGTGCGCGTCCTGGCGGGGACAATCGGCGCCGGCACGGCCTGGATATGCTGCAACGAAACGGCGCCGGCGGTAGGGACGGATGCGATCGTTTTTCGCATGTTCGAGCTCGCCAGCGGCGGCGGTGCGACTGAGCTCCTAGACGCCTCCGACGACATTGCGACGTATAGCGAGGGGTCGAATGTAATCGCAACGGCCGGATACAATGCCGCGATCGACGCCGGCGGTATGACGTGGCGGCGGCGCACGACGACGGCGCCAACGACACTTAGCTACTTCCGGCGCCAGGATTTCGGCGGCGTTTGGTATGAGGCGGCGGCGAAGCGCATCATTCACGGCGAGAGTCTCGGGATATTCGGCGAGGGCGTGGGGGTCGATATTGGGCCGGCGCTGAATGAGGCGATTGCCTGGCTCGGCGGGAAGGGCGGCGGCCGGATTATTCTTCCTCCCGGGCTCTGCTACTCAAATACGGATTTACTCTGTGACACCAGCGGGATTTGGATTCAGGGTTCCGCGGAAGGATCCTCGGAGGGCAGTTTCGGGACGGTGTTTCACCTGGGCGCGGATAAGACGTTCCATTTCGGCACGGCCGGCGGAACGGAGCGGTATGCCTTCAAAGCCTCCGACATGAAGCTTACGCAAGCGACCGGCGGAACGGCGTATTTCTTCCACGCCCACAACACGCGAAATATGAAGTTCCAGAATCTGCAATTGAAGGATCTATACGGGTTCCTTCATGCGGGCGATGCGATCGCTGCGAGCGATGCGCGTATGATCTTTATGGAGTCCATTGAAGGCGGCGTACGACGCGTGACGGGCGGGTCAGAGCATTTCATCTTCGCCGACAACATGGGCGCGCTAATGATGTCGGATGTTGTCGTTGAGGGATTCACGGATCCGGGCCAGTCCTTCATTTATCAGCCATATCATTCCGGATTTTCGGCCAATAAGCCCGACGGCTGTCTGTGGACGAATGTCGGCGCGAGCCTGTGGGATTATGGGCTGTGGTTCGAGTGGGGCATCGGCAATCTGCTTTGCACTAATTCATGGTTTGATCGCTGCAACACGACGGGGCTCAAAATTCGATCGCGGGCCGCGACGGCGGGTCTGCGCTTTAACAACTGCCACTTTGTCGGGATCAACCCGCCGCATGTCGGGCATATCGGAATCGACCTGGGGGAAGAGGGCAATACGATCAGCCGGTTTGAAATCAGTGACAGTCAAATCTGCCATTGGGGGCAGCATGCAATGGTGCTCAACAATTCCCCAAATGGCATTAGCATCGTCAACAATCAGTTCGAGGATAATTGCACGGGCGGCACGGGGCCGGGGCTTTACCCTGTGGTCATCATCGGCGGAACAACCTTCAATCTGAAATTCACGGACAATCAAATCTATCGTGCGGTCACGATCGGCAATTTCGCCTTTGCTCCGCTCAATGGGATTCAGATCGACACGACGCATGCCAACGTTGAGGTTTGCAACAATACGATCACGGGCGTACTCGGCGAGCCGGTCGTCAATCCGCATCGTGAGAATCCCAAAACGCGGAAGGTTTACGGGAATTCCGGCCAGGTGCTCGAGGGCACGACGCAACAACTAGGGCCGTGGATGCGGTCAGACATTATCGCCAATCTCAGCGATAATACGATGACCTTCCTCGGCGTTCAGCCGGTGGCGAACAATGGTCATATTCAAATCGTAATGACGGCGCGCGGGCGCCTGTGGGGCGTCTGGATAACCATTCGCGGGACGATCGCAACGCCGTCAGTCAATGCTATTTCGGTGCGGGCGTCGATCAATGGAACGGTGCAGGCGTTTGCGGCGGCGTTGGATCTTGGCGAGTCGAGCTCTTACACGCTGCCGACGGCGGACGGCATCGCGTTTGAGGCGGGTGATCGGATCGGAATGCTGCTTACGACACCATCGGATTATACCGCCTCGGGAACGCCGGTCGACGTGACGGCCGGCCTCGTTGTCTATTACGATTGAAGGGAGAGCTCTGATGTCTTTAGAGATTGTCAACGGGCCGACTATCCCGGGGCGAGGGTCACTTTCCGACGGGGTTGATGTGTCGGCCGGCCAGGTCATCCGCATTACCTGCCCGGAGGAATGGACTCCAGCCAATATCAGCTTTCAGATTAGCTCTGATGGCCTGATGTATAACTCGCTGTATAATCAGCGGGGCGAGGAAATCGTTTTGCCGTGCGGACCGAAGCGCGCCATCGTCCTGAATTGGACGGGGCCGGCCTGGCGCGCGATCGCGTTCCTGAAAATCCGCTCCGGTTCGGAAGGAAATCTGGTTCCGCAACCGGCGCCGCGGCAATTTGCGATCGCGATTTGGGTCGGGCCAGAAACGACGGCGCCGGCTGAGTAATGCCGTGGAGGGGCCTGTTACCTGGCAGGCACTTCTGCTGCTCACGTCGGCGACGATTATCGTCAACGCTACTACGGCATGGTTTGTCGGGATGCTCGTCTACAAGGTGAGCGTGCTGCTCGGCGGGCTTGAAAAGCGCATCATGCGGCTGGAATTTTTAATCGAAAAGGGGAAGTGAATGGCCGCGCTTGTTAGTGCTCCGGTCTATGCCTGGGATCGGCCGGCCGGCCTCTCGCCGCACGTCTCCGGGCGCTCGGTGTGGGCCTGGTGGCATTATTTCCAGCGAGCATTCACGGATTTGCCGAAGGGCAGCGACTATTACGACACGCAATATTTAAATCCGAGCGGGCAGGGTTCCTCAGACTGGGGCAGCTACATAAAGGATCGCCCGCTTAGCCGCCCCACGATCGGCGGCACTGGTCCGGCCTATCAAGAGGAATGGCGTCGCGTTGATATGCAACACGACTGTGAGCAGGCATGGCATGCGGGGTTAGACGGCTTCCAAATTAACTGCATCAATCATTTTACAAATACGCAAGACGGCGCGGTGCTGCCCAACATTCTCGAGGGCGCGACACGCGCGGCGGCGGTCGGCTGTCCCATAAAAATAATGCTGATGAGCGACGGCATAACGGGCTCTCAAACCTCGGCCGCGGCTAAGGGCGCATACTTCGCGCAATTCAAAAATCATCCGCACGTTTTGAAGACGAGTGACGGAAAGCTCGTGCTTGGAAGCTTCGCTCCGGAATTGTCGGCCGGCGGCGATCCCGCACACTGGCAACAAGTGATCGCTGCAATCGGCAGTCCGGTTTACTTCATTCCGAGTTTTCTCAATCCGGGCCTGTGCATGAGTCCGTCTTGGGTCGCGATCACGCAAGGGTGCGGGATTTGGGGAGGCAATGTCTTCTCTACGCAAGCGCAAATGGTTGCCATCGGCCGCCAGGTTATGGATGGCGGCCGCGAGTGGATGCCGACGGCGTTTCCGGCGGACTATCGCCCGAATTTTAATACCGGCGCAGTGCATCAGTATCGGGAAAGCAGCGGCTCGCGATTGTATCGCCAGGCGTGGGCCGATGCGATTGGAGCTCACCAATACAATCCGGCGAAGTCCAATAAAGTGTCGATCGCGACGTGGAATGATTACTCGGAACATAATCACTGCGGGATCAGCGAACCGGGCGTCGGCACACAATCCTTTTTCCGCGACATGACGTGCTATTTTTCGATCCGCTATAAGACGGGATCGCCTCCGGTCATCCTTCGCGATCAGTTGGGGCTCTGCCACAGAATCGAGCGAACCGACACCTGGCCGGCGACAGGATCCGGTCAGCCGTCAGCGACTCCGAATGCCTCGGGCGCGGCGGCTGACGCAGCGACCAATAACATTGAGGCAATCGCTTATCTGAGCTCCGCGGGTTCGCTCGAGGCGGATCGGGGTGACGGCGTGATCGGGCCGGTTGTCTCCGGCTCCGGCCTCCAAGTGACGACGGTTCCGATGGCGGTGAACATGACGCCAAAGGCGCGAGTAAGGCGCTCGAGCTCGCAAGCGGCGGCGCTGACGTCGACGTTTCCGGTGCGGGGGAGCTCCAAGTCACAGGATCTTCAATACAAGGGCTCAACGAGTGTCGCGGCGGGGGGAATCCCTCCAGTCGAGCCGGTGAAGCCTCCGGCAACGCCTCCTCCGGTGGCGGGCGGGTGGTCGCCGGATGTGCTCGGCGCGCGGATATTGCTGTTCGGCCCTAACGCTAGCTGGTCGGGCTCGAGTCTGGCGGCACTTCCGAATGCCGGCGTCGATTGGCAGGGCATAGCAACGGTCGCTGGTCCGCCGACACGGGGCGCCGATCTGAAGGGCCTGGCGACGGTGCGGGCTGACGCGGCGGCCGAGATGGTCACGTACCAGCTAAAGGATATTCCGGCCGGTGGGCTGTGGTTCTTCTGGTACGGCAAGGCGCTGACCGCGGCCTCTGACCAGGCGTTCATTGGCCATAAATGGCCGACGGCCGCCGGTGGCGTTGCGGCTTATCTCTGTTCCAGCGGGTCGGCAAAATCGACGACAATGGGCAACGGCTATGGCGATAACGCGCCACGGTTCCGCACGGCCTCGAATGCTGTTCGCGATACAGAGCCGCATTGCCTGTTCTCACAGATCGGCATGCTCAACGAGCTCTATGTCAACGGCCGGGAGGTTGCCGTTACCGCGTCGCTGATTGGTGAGGCTCCGGCTTATCCGGCCGGCGCTTGGGTCTGTTTCCATAGTGGCGCCGGCAACGAGGTCATCAACGCTGAGACTCTGGTGTTGATGGTGGGTGTCACGCCCGCGCCCTCGCCGGCCGATAGGCAGCGGCTCGAAGGATGGGCGTGCTGGATGGGCGGCTCGCAATCATCGCTGGACCCGGAGCATCCTTACGCCAAGGCGCCGCCGATGCTTGATGAGGTTCCGCCAGGCGGGCCGATCGAGGTTGATGTGTCCGGCCAGGCCGAGCACGAGGGCCGTGTGTTTGAGTTTGAAGGAACACTAGAGGTTCGTGAGGTGGAGTGATGAAATTAATTGCACGCGCAATTGCGCTAATTGGGCTGACTGTTTCCGCCCCCGTTAGCGCCAAGTCGAATATCGATACCTCGCTTAATCTTTGGGGCGAGGATTATCCCGCCGCCACCTCCGCCTTCACATCCGAGCTTCGCTATGTCGGCGGCCTCGGCTGTTTCAAGCGCACTACGCCTGGCACCGATCACAAGCTCAACACGGAACAGGAAACATTTCTCGACAACACTGTGCAGGATTTCGTGTGGGAACCTTGCGCTTACATCGCTAACAGCGAGGACAACACCGATCCCGATTTTGGCACGCTCTTAATTGAGAATGTCGCGGATTATCACGCGGCGCGACCAAGCGGAAAATTTATCGCCCATGTGGAGATTACTGAATTTGCCGATGTGCTCCCTGACAGTCATATTATTTACAACACCGCTACCGAGTATTACCGCGATATGTTCGTCTATAGGGAAGGATG